TCCATAAATCTCTCAGATGACCTTGATCAGCCTGAACTGGCGGTAACTGGCCGTGATGAGCCTCGACTCGAGACGACGTTGCCTGATGCGGTCGGTTCGTTTGGGGCTGAGGTGGGGGGCTGGGCGCTGGAGCATCTTGGTATGGAGTTGATGCCGTGGCAACAGCGTGTGCTTGACGGTCAGTTGTTATTTGACGGCGACGGGGATTTTTTGCATCGTATGTCAATGGTTAGTACGGCGCGACAAAACGGTAAGACGGTTGCGCTTACTGCGTTGGTCGGCTGGTGGTTGACTGAGATGCCTAAGCACCGTGGCGCACCGCAAACCGTGTTGTCGACTGCGCACCGGCTTGATCTTGCGGTCATGTTGTATGACAAGTTGGCTGACATTCTTGAGTTGCGGTTTGGTGCAAAACTTATGCGATCTTATGGCCGTAATCAGGTGACTATGCCTGACGGGTCTAAATGGTTTATTCGTGCAGCCAACTCGAGCGTCGGTCACGGTATGTCGTGCGATCTGATTGTTGCTGACGAGATTTGGGATATTGGCTCGACTGTTATTGACGGCGGTTTACTGCCAGCGCAGCGCGCGCGCCGATCACCGTTGCTTAGCGCTTGGTCAACGGCTGGCACAGAGGCAAGTACGGCTATGCAGCGTTGGCGTGAGCAGGGTCTGAGGTCTATAGATCGAGGTGAGCCGTCATCGTTGTATTTTGCTGAGTGGTCGCCGCCGCCTGACTTATCCCCAATGACCGCACAGGCTTGGGCGTACGCAAACCCGGCGTTAGGCAAGACATTGACACTAAAAACTATTGAGGCCGAGAGCGAGAACCCTGACCGTGCATCATTCTTGCGCGCCAGTTGCAACCTATGGGTGGCCAGCGACAAGTCATGGATCGCACCGGGTTTGTGGCCTGAGTTGGAGTACACCGACCCGATGCCCGACGGCGGCACAGTCGCAATAGAAACATCGCTAACCGACGACCGCTATTTTGCTACACGCGCCATCGTGCTAGACGACCGACGCACCGTAGTCACAGTCGAGTTTGTTGCAGACACCTACGACGAGATGTTGCAACACGTCGAGCGCCTAGCCAAAAACACGGCAGTCAAATTTGCTATCAGTCCGTCAATCGACATTCATTGGCCGTTAGCGCTAGAGCGCCGCAAGGCAGTTGTCGGCTACGGCGAAATTTTAAAGTTTACGCCACGCATTAAAAGCATGATCCACGAAAAATTACTTTGGCACACAGGCGAACAAATGTTGGCTGAACACGTGCAACGCGCCGTCGCCGTACGGTCACAAAACAGCATTGCGTTATCGTCGCAACGATCACCCGGCCCGATCGAGTTGGCGCGATGTTTGGTTTGGTCAGCGGCGCTAGCCAGCCGACCTACCGCAACAGGTAAACCTATGATCGTTGTGGCAGGTGGCTAGTATTTTGTTGGGCGGCCGTTGATGCCTTACTTTCTCGGTTACGGATTGGCGGTCGCCTATACACAACGGTGATTTAGTTTGGTGGCATACTTAGCGCATGGGCATTTTTAACCGCACCGTAAACAAAGCAGCAATCTCACCGCAGCCAGCAAAAACAGCGGCAGTAGGCGGACAGTATTACTCGGCTAACACGGCTGGCGTTGGCATGATCGGGCAGTACTACTCGTACAGCGAAGGCGAAGCACGCAACCGCGCAATGAGCGTACCTACTGTCAGTCGAGCGCGCGATCTTATGGCGAGCGTTATCGGTTGCATGAATTTAAAAATGTATAACGAGATGTGGAACGGCGAGGAAATGGAAAAGATGCCGTTAGCGCCACGCACATGGTTGCGACGCATAGACCCAACCGTGCCAAATTCGTTTTTGCTCAGTTGGTTATTCGACGATCTATTTTTTTATGGTCGCGCGTTTCTCTACATAACTAGTCGCACCGCCGACGGTTATCCAGCGTCGTTTACTCGACTACCAGCCGCAATGATCAACACACTCGATCAAACTGGCCCAGTATGGTTTGCGCCGTCAAAACAACTCACGTTCCAAGGTGGCAACTTAAACCCTGACGATCTTGTGCAATTTTTGTCGCCGATACAAGGCATTGTTTACATGAGCGAAAAAGCAATCGCAACAGCGTTACAACTTGAAGCAGCACGTTTTCGCAACTCATCATCGGCTATACCGGCAGGCATTTTGCGTCAAACAGGTGGCGAACCGCTAAGCGCACAAGAGTTAGCCGACCTAGCAGCAGCGTTCAATGCGGCAAGGGCCACAAACCAAACCGCAGCGTTAAACGAATACGTCACATACACAGAAACACTTACAAGCCCTGACAAAATGTTGTTGATTGAAAGCGCCGAGTTTCAAGCAATGGAAATGGCACGGCTATGCAATATTCCGCCGTATCTTGCAGGCGTATCAGTCGGTAGTTACTCGTACCAGTCATCAGCCGAAGCGCGCATGGATTTGTGGACATTTGGAGTACGCGCCTACGCCGATTGCATTGCCGGCACACTCAGTCAAAACAATGTTTTGCCTAACGGCACATACGTCGAATTTGATGTTGAGCAATACCTGTCGGGTGAATACTCGATGAGTGATTACCGTGAGGACAATTCCGAAACACCGATCCCAAATGGAGTACTATAAATTTTATGATCAAATTGACCCCCACTCAGATCACGGTTGACGCAGCGGCGGCAGAGGGTTTGCCGTCGCGCTCAATCTCAGGCGTAGCAGTCACATACGACGAAACAGCAACCGTCAGCGACGGTACGCAGGTACGGTTTTTGCAAGGGTCGTTGCCAGTCACGGGGCGCGACCCAAAACTTTATATGCAACACGACAGCAATCAGATCGTTGGCAAGGTCGTTGAGCGCGTAGACACGGCTCAGGGCATGATGTTTACCGCCAAGATCAGCGCCACTCGACTAGGCGACGAAGCGTTGACGCTGGCTAATGACGGCGTAATTGACGCCGTATCCGTAGGCGTAACACCGACAAAGTTTAGTTACGACGAAGAAGGCGTGATGATCGTCGAGGCGGCTAACTGGTCAGAATTGTCGCTAGTCAGCGAAGGCGCATTTGCCGGCGCAGTAATCACCGACGTGGCAGCCAGCGCACCCGACGAACCAGCCGTTGAGGGTATCCACGAAACCGAACCACAAGTAGAGTTAATATCAGATCAAGACACAACACAGGAGACAGACATGACCGACAAAAACGAGCAACCAGTAGTCGAAGCGGCACAAGCAACCGTCGACAAACTTTGGGCACAACCAAAACGCGAATTTCGTATGCCAAGCGTTGGCGAATATCTTGCCGCGTACCACATCGGTGGCGACACATTCCGCAAAGTAAACGAAGAATTTGTCGGCGCACAAAAAGCAAAACAAAGTGTGCTTGAAGCAGCCGCAGGCGACATCGCAACAACCGACACACCGGGTTTGTTGCCAGTACCAGTTCTCGGGCCTGTCTTCCAAGACATCAACTTCATTCGACCATTCGTAACAGCGATCGGCGCTCGCGCATATCCTGACGGTGGCACACAAAAAACATTTATTCGACCAACGATCACAACTCACACATCAGTTGCAGAACAGACAGGCGGCGCCGAATTTGGTGCAGCGTCAGCAACCACAATGGTGATCGCAGCAAACTCGGTAACAAAAAAGACGTTTGCAGGTCAAGTAACTTTGTCGGTGCAAGACATTGACTTCACATCACCAGCGGCGATGACACAAATCATGAATGACCTTATGGGTCAGTACATGATTGCAACAGACAATTTTGCAGTTGACGAACAGGTTGCAGGCTCGACCACAATCGGTCAATGGGACGGCACACCTGAGGATTTAATTTTGTTCCTTTACGGTGCAGCGCGCGACATCAGCAACGGTTCAAACTTGTTTCCAACTCACCTTCTACTCGGGGCTGACGCATGGGCGAAACTGGGCAGCACCGTAGATTCGGACAAACGACCTTTATTTCCAATGGTGGGCACACCGGGTCTTGGCGGATACAACACGCTTGGCGCAGGCAACGTAACAAACTGGTCAACAACAAACCCACTCGGTTTGCAGATCATCGTTGACAGCAACGTTGCAGCAAAAACAATGATCGTGTTCCACGCACCAGCGTCAGAGTACTACGAGGCAATCCGCGGATTGCTTAGCGTTGAAAACCCCGGCACGTTGTCACGTACGTTCTCGTACTACGGCTACGCGTCGTTCTTTCAAGCAAAAGCAACACTCGCCCAAAAAATTACATACGCTTAGTCGAGTAGCGGCATAACCGCTATGGCAACCTACGCAACAGCAAGCAAACAGTTATTAGACGACTACGCCTGCATATCTACGCTCGAGCCAACTGATATACAAGTTGGCGACAGCGTAGTTGTCGGGTCGTTAGGCGCACCGTTCAACGGCACGTTCACCGTGTTGTCATGCCCTCAATACAAATACACGGGCGTTGATAGCACAACTGGCGAATGGACATTTGACCAAACAAAACCGATACCTAATCAAGTTTTGTACGCCTGCACAGGTGACAACGTTGACTTTGTTGCGATCTTTACCGGCACAGTTGCGTTTACACCAACGTGTACGTGGATTACGGCCGCAAACCTAGTGACCTATTTAGGCGTGTCAATTACTAACCCGTCAGATGATTACACGCTGATCACGCAGTCGGTTAGCGCGGCTAACCAGTTTTGCAGTCGCCGTCGAGCAGAGGCAGGCTACAACGATAATTTGACTACTAGCCCATCAGGTGACGTAACGCTAGGCACTCTTATGTATGCGGCAGCACTATGGCGTAGTCGAGGCAGTCTTGAGAACGTGTTTGCGTCGTTTGACAACATGGGCACAGCACCGCAACAATCATTAACACCGATTGTTAAACAGTTGTTAGGTATTGACCGACCAGCGGTGGCATAGTGCCAGCACCGTACACCGATCTATTAAACGAAGCGATTGACGACCTGACCGCAACGCTCACAGCCGTCACGGGTTTACGGGTTGTTAATGACCCGACAAAACTTGTGCCAAATTGCGTATTTATGCAAGCACCAAGTTTCACGACAATCGCTGGCAACGGCAACATCGTGCGCGTCGACTTCCCGATCAAGGTTGTCGGCAGCGGCCCAGCAGGGCTACCCGTGTTGCGCGAAATACTACAGATCAGCGCGACCGTACTTGGCTCAAGTGTTATCGTCATGTCGGGTCGCCCCGGCACACTCGACATAGGCGGCCAAGAATACCCGTGCTACGACCTAGCGGTAGGCATGCAAGCGCAAACAGCGTGAGCATACACACGGTTACGGTTGCGATATGGTAAAACTATTACAGACACCTAAGGAGTAAACAATGGCAACTAGCACTTATCTAAGCAACCCAAAAGTTGAGGTCGGCGCGTCAAGCGGCTCGGTCACGGATATCACCGACCAAGTTTCATCGTGTGTCGTAAATTTCAACGTCGAGGCACTTGAGGACACGGCCTTCGGTAGCACCGCAAGAACAAACACAGCAGGGTTGCAGTCAAACAGCGCAACGCTCACTTTGTATGCGTCGTATGCGTCGTCAGAAAGTTACGCAACATTGTCGGCACTTGTCGGCACAAAATGCTTTATCCGTGTAACGCCAGTTAACGCAGCAGTAAGCGCAACAAACCCAGCGTTTGAATTAACAAACACATATTTAGGCGCGTTACCAGTTGTCAACGCAACCTTAGGCGAGTTGTCAACCTATGACGTTGAGTTCATGGGTGGCACATACGTCGCTGACGTAACCCCATAACACGTGCCATAACTGGCCGAGAACAGGACAAGCACAAATGAGACTAAAACTAAAAGTTGATTTAGCCGACGGTCAAGGCCCAATCGAGTTAACAACCAACATGTTTGTTATCTGCGAATGGGAGCGCACCGAGGGTCGCAAAACAAGTGACGGCAAAGGCATCGGCTACAGCGATCTAGTTTGCTGGGCATACCATTTGTTAAAACTACGCGGCGACAAAATGCCGGCAACATATCGCGAATGGGTACGAGAAAACCCAAACATGCTTATTGAGGCGATT